TCGCAAGACTGGCTGGGGATGATGAAAGGATTATGGAATTTAAAAAGATATAACCGCTACGGCGTTTATATAGAACGAATGAGAAAGAGAGGTTTATTTTATGAAAAAATGGTATCTACAGACTTGGTTCATCGCGCTTATGTTTTCCTTGTGGTTTTTTTGGATTCCTTTAGTCATCGGAATCGTACTTTTATTTATGCAACGTAAGGAATTGAATAGGCTTAATAATAGTTATGGATCATACGATGAATTACAATCAAAAATTTCTTCTTTATATGCAGAGTACACGAAGAAAGAGGAAATGATAAAGGCTGAATTTTCAAAGAAAGAAGAAGATTTGCAGGATTCTTTCAGTGAAAAAGAAGCTTTATTCGATAAAAAACTTTCAAATCTTCAAAAGCAGCAAATGGCTATTACAAGTGAACTCTCAGATTTGGAATCCGAAGTACTGATTGCTCATTATAATTTTTCCGATTATGATGGCTTAGCTTCCGAAGAGTGTAAGAATAAAATTGCTCTTATTAAGCAGCAAGAAAAAGATTTTTTGAAATCCGGGGATGCATTATATATAACATCTGATGGAAAGAAAAAAGAAATAAACAATAATTGTAAACAGATATTAAGATGTTTTAATGCAGAGTGCGATAATATTTTATTTAACCTATCTGTTAAAAACATTGATTCTATGAGAAATAAAATTGCAAAATCTTTCGAATCTCTAAACAAAATATTTAGTGTTGATGGTATCGCAATGAATAGCAAGCTCTTAGAAATGAAATTAGACGAACTTAATTTATCTTATACTTTTGAGCTCAAGCGTGAGCAAGAAAAAGAACAACAAAAGGCAATTAAAGAGCAAATGATTGAAGAGGAAAAAATCCGTCGAGAGATAGAACGCAAAAAGCAAAAAATAGAAAAAGATGAAACTCAATTTAACAATGAAATTACAAAGCTTATATCTTATATGCAAAAAACTCAAAGTGATATCGAAAAACAGCTTTATGTCGATAAGATTAAAGAGTTAGAGTCTAAGTTATCTGAGTTGGAAAAAGAAAAGGAAAATGTTTTAGAGAGAGAAGCCAATGCGCTAGCTGGATTTGTGTATGTAATTTCAAACATTGGATCATTCGGTGATGATGTCTATAAAATAGGTATGACACGTCGCCTTGAACCTATGGATCGTATAAAAGAATTAAGTAGTGCTTCCGTTCCATTCGAGTTCGATGTACATGCTATGATCTTTTCCGACAATGCACCTGAACTTGAAAATACACTTCATCAACATTTCGAAAAGCAAAGCGTTAATAGAGTGAATTTGCGAAAGGAATTTTTCCACGTTAGTCTTGATGAAATTGAAACTTTTGTAAAAAACAATTTTAATAATACAGTTGAATTTATTAGAATTCCAGCCGCATCCGAATATCGACAAACTTTAGCGATTCTTGAAAACGAAAAATTCTAAATAAAAAACCGCCCCTGCGCCAACAGGAACGGTAGACATACACCAGAAGATGTACACTTATTCTGAACAAATATATTGTATCATCTTCGGAAACAGTCTGCAAGTGGTTCTTTCCAAAATGGAAATAGCCATAGGCTGTTATTTTTATACCCAAAATTCAAAAGGAGATGATTTCATGTCAAGAAAAAGAAAGAAATATCCAAAACTCCCAAACGGCTACGGACAAATTCGCTATTTAGGCTCTAATCGGCGCAATCCCTACGGCGTTTACCCTCCGGCGACAGAAGAATACCCTAATGGACAAATGAAGCCGCAGAAAGCACTCTGCTACGTCCCAGACTGGACTACAGGCTTTGCGGTATTGACTGCCTACAGAGCCGGAACGTACATACAGGGAATGGAAAAAGACATTGCTGTTATCGACAACAAGCAGAACGCAGATACTTTTATACAGACACTCCTTGCAAATTACAATCTAATGCAGGGAATCGAGGAACGACGAGAGAAAGGAAAAACATTTCAGGAAATCTTTAAAGAATATTACTTGGACAAATTTAAAGAGGAATACGGACACAGCGGAAAGAAAAAGAGCATGGAGTACAGTATGATAGCCGCTTACAAGAATTGTGCATTACTACACGACAGGGAATTTGCATCCCTAACTAAAAACGACCTACAGGAAATTGTAGATACTTGCGTTTTGAAACACTCCTCTCTCGAACTAATCGTAACTTTATATCACCAAATGTACCGTTATGCGTTAGCGAATGACATTTGCGAAAAAGACTACTCACAATTTGTCAGCATCGAGAAAGAGGATGACGACGAAAATGGAGTTCCGTTTTCCGCAAAAGATTTAAAAACATTATGGAAAAATAAAGACGATGAAGTCGTTGAATTCCTGCTGATTATGTGCTACTCAGGATTCCGTATTTCAGCTTACGAGACGATAGAAGTAAATCTAAAAGATAATTACTTCCGTGGCGGTGTAAAGACCGTCGCAGGGAAAGACAGAGTTGTACCAATCCATTCAGCAATTCTTCCACTCGTCAAACGCCGGATACGATGTCATAAAAAGATATTACCTATTAACGTCTATAGTTTCCGAACACAAATGTATAACGCACTTGAACGACTTGGAATAGAAAAGCACACTCCACACGATTGCAGGCATACATTTTCGATACTGTGTGAAAAATACGAGGTAAGAGAAAATGACAGAAAAAGAATGCTTGGTCACTCTTTTAAAGACATCACGAATAAAAAATACGGGCATCGGGAACTAGAAGATTTGAGAGAACAAATAGAAAAGATAAAAGTAGATTTGTTGTAAACGTGTTGTAAACCGTTTCGTTATATATCATTATATACCACTGTATTTTGTGAAATCTTATCACTTGAAAACGGCGTGGTTGACAGGTTTGTTGCATTTTTTCAGTCAACCACGGTTTTTTTAGAAATCCATGCAAATTTAAGAACCCCTTAAAAAAATGTTACGTATTTGCTACGTTTTGCTACAATTTTGTTGTAAACGTGTTGTAAACGGTTTTATTATATTCTATTAAGTTTTGTAAGATGATACAATATTTTCGCCCCACCTCTTCGGAGATGGGGCTGTGTTTTAGATCTTCTCAACCGACTTTGAATCGATAAGGAAATTACCATTTACGATATTTCCCAAGTACCCATTATCCTGTGATACAAGCTGCGTACCTTTTTTAATTGTAATTGTAACATCTTCTACGGTTTGAAGTTTGTCTCCCGGATAGATTACTGGCATGACATATTTACAGTGCATGTAGCCAACTGTACTATTGTGTCTTACTTTTACCCCTTCCGTTCCATGATCTAACACAGTAATGTGATCTCCTTTTTTCCCATTGATTATAACATTTTTAAATGTAACGTCATAAATTGGACAATCTGAATTTAGATAAGCCGTTCCTGGTTTGATTCTTCTTACTGTATTCACTCCACTACCTCCTGTTGTACTGATTTTTTTGTTTAAGATTCCTTCCACGATTGCTTTTGCGCAGCGTTTTGCATCCCACACTTTTGCGTCGTCTGCATCATCGACAAAGCAGCATTCTATTAGTGCTGCAGGTGCTTTTGTACTGTTAAGCACTCTCAACCCTTTGTCTATTTTTACACCTGGACACGGTGATGTGCTGTCACTTCGTAGAGTGTATCCAAATTCTTCTGCAATGCTTTTGGCGATTCGTTCAGCAATTTCTCTCATTCCGGTATCGTATATAATTACTTCGACCCCTCCTGTTTTTGTATCGCCGTGGTAATCATTCCTACCAGAATTAAGATGGATGGAATAATCTCCATCTACGCTATGAGCATTGCATTTCGCGATAATTTTGCTTAAGCACCCACTCGCTGTGGTATTGTCGTCGCATGTGCAATCGTAGACTGTATTTCCCTCTACTCTTAACAGACGGATAACTTCGTTTTTTACGATTCTATCTTCTACAGATTCCTGCAAAATACCAACTGCACCGGATGCCCCCTGTCCTTGTGGACAGTGTCCAGCATGTACGTTATATGTTCCCATAGCAATTCTCCTTTCTATTCTACAATTACCCAGTCATTCGCCAAACAATCTCTAATACTCGGAACCCACATTGCGTGCGATCCATCCACTGTATTAATTTGCAAGTACGGTTCACATTTGAATAAATCTCCTTCTTTTAATCCCCATGCCTCTGCCGTTTGCCTATTACATGGAATTCCCTGTGGGTACGCTTTCTGATAAACTACAAATAGACCTTTTCCATTCCAGCCTTCACGTGCTACTTTTACTCCTTTTTTCAGCAATTCTATTGCTACTCCGAAGCTCATTCCTTCATCCTCATATTCAAAGTAATCCTCGATCGTATCAATTCCATATTCTACTGCGCACTCATGCTCAATTTTGCAGCCACGTGCTTCGTTCCAGCCTGCTGCGAAATATGCAATGTCAGCAGTTGATAAAAGTTCTAACGACTTTCCTAGAAACCACATCGGTTTTGCATCTGCTGGAGCTGATTGGAAAAATGAATCAATCACTTCTACTTCTTCCCCGCACACTTCTTTCGCTTTCTGAATCGCCTTTTCACGTTCTCTCAGAATTTCATCATCTGATTTTCCTTTCATTGGCTGACTAATAAATAATTTCTTCATGTTCTTTTCCTCTCTTTCATTTTATGTAAGAGGGCAGCTATTTGCCCTCTGAATTATTTCTTTGCATTCCCTTTATAAAATCTCTTCCAAAGTTCCGCTACTTTTTCCCATCCGTACATAGCCACAAATGCCACCAAGAATCCTGCCATAATAGCAGCAATGATCATATACCACAAAATCGCTTGCTGTATGTACTGCATGTAAGCAATAAACGCCACTACCGTAATTCCGATAGACAGTACAAATACTAAGATGTCTGTAGGAATTTTCTTAAGCCCTGAGACTCCTTTAAAGACCTGTGTAATAATAGATACTGCAAATGCCAATACCCCAATAATTCCGATAATCAATGTCGTGTTCATAACTAATTGTTCCATAATTGTTATCCTACCTTTCCCTCTAAATCTTCAATTCTATGATTTGCTACTTTAATTTTTTCTTCCAATAAAAAAGTCCTTTCCACAACCGAATTATGCTTTTCGACTTTTTTCGTAAGCTCATCGAGCTTGTACTGCATCAATGTTCTTGTTTTCTCCTGTTGTGCACGGTTGCTTATTATACAGACCAAAAGTGTCACGCATGCTGATATGCATGCTGAAATAATCGTCTCCATGTCTCTACTCCTTTTTTCTAAAGATTTGCAAAATAAAAAGACCATTATGGTCCTGCTCTGATCTCCATGCCATTCAACTCCATTATTGACCTATCATCTTTTGCACTGCCTCTTTCCATCTTGTT